TATTCCATAGCCTGCCTCATATACTCAATATCAAGCTGCATGCCGTATTTCTCATAGTATATCATGCGTGGTTGATATTCCTCATGCACGCTAAATATAATATTCTCCCGCTCCTTTAGGTTCAACTTATCCACCCATGCGTCAAGCAGGTATATGTTACCGTCCTTATTAGCCCCGATGACTATAATAGCCGTATTATCGCTTTCCTTGTTCTTAGAGTTCGCAGGATCAACGAATACATATATATTCATGTCCGCAAAGGTTGGCCGTATATCATAGTACTTTAGCCATTCCTCTTTGAAGACATTCCCACCTTCATCCACAGGCGTTTGCATATAGAGAGCAGACCAATCCCTGGATGAAACGGTATCTCTTATTTCTTTTAGTTGGGTAATATCGTAACGTTCAGGCCATAAGGCGACTTCATCGCCAGCCTCATCCTTAGTTATCGCAGGCAGATTGATTACATGCCACTGCTCTTTCTTCTCATGTAGTAGCCAGCCTGATAGGTCATCATTATGCCAGCGTGTTTGTATGATCACTACAGCACCATTAGGTTCAAGGCGTGTATAGGCAGTGGATGAATACCATTCCTTATGCCTGCGTCTTATGAGTGAACTATCGGCCTCCTGTTGGTTCTTTATAAGGTCATCTATCAATAGCACATGTGCACCTCTTCCAGTAATGGATGAACCAGCACCCACACCATAATAAACTCCCCCACGTGTAGTATGGAAGCGGTTGGCCGCTGCTGAGTCTTCGCTAACTATAGTAGTGGGAAAGATGCCGTTATATACCTCACTTGACATATGATTGCGCACCTTACGGCCAAAGTCAGAGGCAAACTGCTGGTTATATGTAGCAAAGATAATTTGTTTCTCAGGATTACGCCCTAGATACCACGCAGGGAACATCTCAGAGGCAAGTAGGCTTTTACCATGCCTTGGTGGCAGGAATATCATCAATCGCTTTATCTCGCCCCTTTCCACCGCTTGTAAGGCTGTTGCAATACGTTTGATGTGGTAAGGACGTGTCTGAAAGGTTGGCAACATAGCCTTGGCAAATGCACGCAGACGGCCAAATGCTACCAGGTCAGGAGTTATCTCATCTCTATTTATCACTGATTGCGTCCAGCATCTCATCTACCTGGTCTTTAGAGTAAACAGTCATTACTTTTATCGGGTTGTCCTTGTCGCCTGAATGCTCAAGCTGCCTCTTTTTTACATATCCACGCTTAGCTAGCCTAGTTTCACAATATAGATGTATTGATTTTTCATGGTCTTTATCTATTAATTTGTACAACTTGCTTTCAACCCAATCATCAACATGGTCTTCGGTCTCATCGCACTTAGCGGCGAACTCAGGGTCAGACTTACGCCAATCATAGTATGTATCTCTATGTATGCCTGCATTCAGGCACGCCGTCGTTACTATCCCTAGACTTTTCTTAAGGATAGAAGGAAAGTTTTCTTTCACAGTGTCGGATTTGTAGGAAGTGGTCATGGAGTTTCCTCCTTTATTATGTCTTCTAAAGATCCTGCCATGTTTAGTAATTTAAGTATGTCCCTAACCCTCCCGATAGATATCTCTTCAGCCTCATATGCTTTAAGCAGTAGGTATGGAAAAAACCTCTTTAGTACACTTACATCTTTAGTACGGGCATATTCTTCAGCCACTATCCCAAGTATTTTAACAAGTCCCACTACATTAAAAGCCATTATACTTCCCCATGGATATAATGTTGGTTTATCAGGAACACTGTCCCGGCTTTGTTCCTGTCATTGGCTGTTATATCCCATACTTTAAATGACTTTTGTTCATATTTTGGAATAGGCACATCAGTATTTACGCGCATGAATACATGGGATTCAGGATTACGCTTTTTAAGTTCTTCAATAAGTTCCCTGACTATCATTTAATCTTCCCTCATATGCCCATCAGCCCAGTTACCAGCGTTTAGGATTTTTATAGGCTTCAGTTCCTCATTACATTTTCCATCTTCTTTCTCTATTTTTACAATCGTGTCAATACTACGGTTAGGATTTTCCTTTTTAGTAATTTCACAAAGGCTTTCACACATATTTATATCTTCCTTTAAGCCTGCTGCGCTTATGGCAGTAGAGTGTCCAGGTTCATGTTGCCAATATACCCTGTATATATTTTGATTTTTTTCTTTAGGTGAATTAAGGATTTTTTCGCATAACTCTAAGGTCTCCTCTTCATCGCATAGTATATATCTTTCCATTTTACTTCTCCTTATGTGGACATTTACTACAAAGTTTTTCCTGTGCTTCTTCCCCGGTAGTATCCCTTATATCCTCTGATATCAGGCCTGGAAGCCACTCAGGCGGCATGCCCCAGGCTAATAAGTCGCCAGGCTCAAAGCAATTTGCCAGGAGATCAATATCAAATTCACCAAAAGGAATGTTATCTCGAATATTAAGCCTTTTAAATTCGTCCGCATCAAGAGGCCTTGAGGCTTTGAGTACCTCAACCTCATCATCTTTTGAAAATCCCGCAGCGATAAGAGCTTTCTTACGAGCATGGCCGCCGATAATGGAATTATCATTATCAACAAGTATACGGCGATGGTAGCCATCTTGCTTAATATCATTTACTAACCTCTCAAAATCCTTTTTAGAGATACGGCGTGGGTTATTAGGATAGTCCTTAAGGTCATTTATCCTGATGCGTGTGCTTTCCCACGATATTCCCACGTAGCCATATGAAGCGTTAATTATACTTTAAGGTTGAACATAGGATTTTGTTTTTGTAAACAGGAAAAGTTATCTTTGTGGTGGCTTTTTTTCAATTTCACTGTCTACCTTATTCATGTACCAATGAGCAAGCAAGGGAACGCCTATGATTACAAAGCCAAAGAAGAAAAGGGCATACTTAAAGAATATATCCATTAATAATACCATGCTGAAATATAAGGAAAAAGACTTGTGCAAACAATTTTATCACAGGGTGCGGATTTTACAATTGCACAATCAATTTCCCTTTGGGTTTTTTATATTCCATGTGGCCAATGAGCAAAATACCAGTAAGGCTTACACCTTCCAGTTGCTTAAAATGGGTCTGCGGCCAGGAGTATTAGACTATTGCTTACTTTTGCCAGGTGGTAAAGTAGCTTTCATAGAATTTAAGCGTAATGCCAGATGCAAGCCCACAGATAGGCAAAAAGAGTTCATAGAGACCTGTGTTAAGCTTGGCATACCAACCATAGTTACATACGACGTAGACGAAGCCGTAGAGTGGATTAAAGGGTTGGGGGGTTAGTTATTACCTTTTTTTTGATGCAGCCATTAATATTGCCATATAATTTTCAATAAAATAGTTACCAAAATTATCATATAATATGTCTATTTTCTTTTTAGTCCATTTCCCTCCTTCTAATGGAGATGGAGGGTCATTAGATATAAGAATACTTCTGCAAACAATATGTATTACAGAATGCATTACTTCATTAAATAATGAATCTCTATCAGGAAGATTTTTTAAAATTTTATTATTTAAGAAATGAATAAATTTTAAAAAACTTTCAAAATGAAAAGAGAAATCGTAATACTCTTGTTCTTCTAATGTGTACTTTTTCGTTAACTTTTTCGTTATTGTTTCCATTTATTAAACTCCTCATCCCCTTGCTTTTCCTCTTCAGATGTCCACTTTGTGTAATCCTCATACTTTACATGAGTACTGAAAGTAGAGTGAGTACTATAGCAATGTATAGGTTTAGGCTCAACTGGTTTTTGACTATTTTTATATGCAAGTCGTGTGTGTAAAGGTATGTATCTGCTTTCTTTCTTTATTTGAAAGGCAATCTCATGCCTTATGAACCATTCAAAAAAGTAATTAGCATTCCTATGGTTCCATTCTTCGTTACCGTTTTTTCCCTTATGAAATGGCATTTGTTTCATAGCTAAACGCCATTTCTCTTCCCAATGATTTTGCTTTAGGAAGCTTCTTATACCTTTTGATTCCATTAATGCCCTGCTTTTCTTACTGAGAATAACATTATCTGAAGTTACTTCAGGTTTCCCATCCCCAGGGTCGTCTTTAACTTCTTCCTTAACTGATTCAGACTTAAAATTAATGTCATTGTTATTATGATAATAACTTAAACCTTTAGGTTTAAGAAGTCGGGAGACAAAATGTCCTTTCACCTCCTTTCCATAGTCTTCCAGCATGTCAGACCTGAATTTTATAATTTTCCAGTTCATTGTGTATACGTTAGATTCTCTTTTTCCACGTCTGCAGCAATGGATTAAATCATGGTCATGTAATTCCTTCATTGCCCTTTGGGAAGTCTTAACTGAATATCCCGTAATATTGGCTATAGTTTGATGGCATGGGCGGATTACCTTGGTATTACAGCCAAACATATCTATCATTAAACGAAATAGAGTTCTGGTGCTTTTATGTTTAAGAGGGATGATTTTAAGACCTACATGCCTGAATTTAGCCTTGAGTTGGTTAGATTCTGCAAGATTAAAACTCTTTATATTTGAATGGCTTAGAGGTAATTCGTCGGAACCTGTAACAAAACTATTGTTTTTTTGGTTGACTTGGTTATCGTTATGAGTAAGATTCATTTTAGATTTTCTTCCCGAAAATTCACTCCTTGGACAGAGTATTAATAAAAAAATAGAAGGAAGCCCTTTTCCGGGGGCTTTTTTTTATTGCCTAATATTAGCTATAAATTACTAACGGCTTAAGTTGATTTAGTCAAATCATATATCGCGATCGATAAGAAAAACTCCTTGTATTAAGGAATTATTTACGACATTATAGACATCGTGTAATTATGACCTCTTTATAATTACCTTTGTTGGTAGAGCGGCAAATTGTTAGAGGATTGTTTATCTGTATAAGCTTCCCTTAAAAAACCCTTGTTAGAAATAACAGGGGTTTTTTATATGAAATCTACCTTACTGAGCATTTCATTTATAGAATTATAGAGTCCTGGGTCATTCAAATTTTGAGCCCTTATCAGCAATATGTCTTTTAGACAAGCACTAAGATAATCTTTTATGGTGGCCTCCTCACGGCTAGCCATCATTCTTAATGCCTTAATGACATCAGGATGCAATCTGGTTTGAAATAAAACCTCCCCTTTAGTTGCATTATAGTTCCCCATTTAAACCCATAGAAATATCTTTACTATACTTAGTATAAAAGTATTGACATACTTGTATATATACTATATATTACACTTATAATACAAACATACATTGTATTGTCAACGATGGAATGAGGTTAAAGATTAAAATATATGATATCAAAGTATTTAAAAATCAGCCAAGCTATTGAAATATATAAAGGACTCATGAAGGTAGTTATAACTTATATTAAGGATTTGATCATAGCTATGGGTATTTGGATTGGCATATTTATATTTTTAGGGATGGTTATATTTTTTGTATGTTCAATCTTTTTGTCATTACAGGCTCTCTTATTTTTTCCGCCTTCTATTTTTCTATATTTACTTATCTTTTTTGCTTTGATTGAAGAGCCTTGGAAAAATAAAGGAGGACAAATAAAATGACAATAACACTTGAACAATTAAAGGCACGCAAAGAAGGAATAGGCGGCTCTGATGCTGCTGCTATCCTGGGTATCTCTAAATGGAGTACTCCTCTGGATGTATTCTTTAACAAGACCAACGCAGAAGTGGAAGAACAAGCCTTAACTCCGGCACAGGAATGGGGCAACCGCCTTGAGCCTGTAATCATCCAGAAATTCCAGGATGCCACAGGGCTTCAGTGCAAAACTTCCACTGAGACCTTTAAGCACAAGGAATATCCTTTTATGCTGGCTAACATAGATGCCTTCATACCTGAAGAGAATGCTGTGCTTGAGATCAAGACAGCCAATACATATGCGGCCAAAGAATGGTCAATGGAAGGAGGGGACAACCTGCCTGACTATTACTTAACCCAGTGCGCCCATTATGCTGAGGTTTTAGGAGTGGAAAAAGTCTATGTGGCAGTCCTTATTGGTGGCAGCGACTTTAGGGTTTATAACTATAACCGTACCCCTAGGTTGCAGCAGGCCATTATAGAAAAGGAACATAATTTTTGGCATAATAACGTCCTTAAGCATATACCTCCTGAGCCAGTCACCATTGAAGACTCATTAAAGCTATGGCAATTGTCGGGGCAGGATGTTACTAAGGTTGCCGGGGACGAACAGGAGGCACTGATTGCAGAACTATGGCAAATCAAGGAACAGACAAAAGAACTGGAAGATCTATACAAAGATAAATCAAAGACTTTATTTACCTATTTTCAGGATGCGGAGGCATTAGTTGATAGATACGGCAATAAGCTGGCTACATGGAAAAGCCAGGCCTATACAAGGCTGGACATGGAACGCCTAAAGGCTGAGTGCCAGGATATCTATAAGAAATATTTAAAACAAAGCCAAACGAGGGTCTTTAGGATGATGAAGCCATATGCGTAACAATAAAACTGACCCTATGTATAAAACCTACCTTGACAGGTTAGATTCCCTGGAAGGGGAGCTTACCAAAGCAATAGATGGCTTACATATATTAATGGGAAGCTTGACAAGTAAATATAGGAAGCTGGGCGATATAGACACCTTAGTGGACATAGAGCTATTGAACAGGTCGTTTAATCATTTGCTGACAATATCTTTTGCGGCACATGAATTGCTTAAGTCGTTCAATAAGAGAGTATTGGAACAAATTAATGACATCAAGGAGGTGGAAAATGATTAGGACAAAGTATATCGGAAGCGGCATAGAGGTTAATGAAAATTGCCGGGTTGATTTTAGGCCGTCGTTTGGCAGTGATGGTTTTTTGTGGGGTATAAATACTTATGATGCTACATATGCGGCGCGGTTATCTTTCAATGACAAACTTACCCGTGAGGAGGCTATAAGGATATGTGGCTTTTTTGCCGGGTGTTATAAAGAATTACAACAAATGGAGCAGGACAATGAACCAAATAGTTAAGGCTGAAAGCTTCTCACTTACACCAAAGAACTTAGATGAGGCAATGAAATTTGCTGACATACTGGCAAAAAGCACAATAGTCCCTAAAGGCTACCAGGGCAGGCCGGGCGATATATTAGTAGCTGTGCAGATGGGGGCTGAGGTTGGCCTAAAGCCTATACAGGCACTACAGAACATTGCAGTGATAAATGGCAAGCCCTCAATATACGGGGATGCCTGCTTAGCCTTGGTTAAGGCACATCTGGCCTTTGAAGATATCAAGGAATATTATATTGATGAAACTGAAACTGCAGTTTGTGAGATTAAAAGGAAAGGACAATCATCGCATAAAACAACCTTTAGCAGGAAGGATGCTGAGAAAGCAGGCTTATGGGGGAAAGCAGGTCCATGGACGCAATATACAAAACGTATGCAACAAATGCGGGCTAGGGGCTTTAACGTCAGGGACACCTTTCCAGATGCATTGCAAGGACTGATACTTGCAGAAGAGGCGCAAGATTATCCAATGGAAGATGTTACTCCTACACCGCCAGTATCTAATGCACCTAAAGTATCTAAGGCGGAAAAGTTAGCCAACCTTATCGCGGGTACTAATGATATGGTAGATGTTGATAAGACAGAAATAAAAAAGATGATGGATTCAATCCTAGAAACAGAAATACCGCGATCCATATCCCCTTTAGCACTGGAGCTACAGGATTTAATCATTGAAAGGGATGTGCCTAAGAAAACAACAGATTTCTGGCTGGAAAGCGCAGGAGTAAAGACACTGGCAGAATTAGACGAAGAAAAACTAGCCAAATGTATTAACTATATACAGGAAAAATTTAAACAAGCGGCATAGGTTTACGCATAATTACCCGACTATATAATTTCAGTAGTCAAGTAATCCTTTACAACTGGATTATTGCCTTATATCAAAGCATCCTTATTGGGATGTAGCCAAGTGGTAAGGCAACGGTTTTTGATACCGTCATTCGTAGGTTCGAGTCCTACCATCCCAGCCATTTTGCAGTTGACATCCTTACTAGTACGGATTATAATACCGTACGATATCCAAAAAGGAGGCATATCATGGAATGCATTAGTATAAATGAGGCTAGAAATAACTTATATAAGCTTGTGAACGAAAGGGATTCTTTAAATGGACCTCTTTTTATTAAAGGCCGTAAAAAAATAGCCGTTCTGGTTTCAAATGAAGATTGGGAAGGCATGCAAGAAACCTTGTTAATTATGCAGGATAAGGAGTTATACGAATCTATTTTAGAGGCTGCTAAAGAACCTATCAGTGAATGCACTAAATTAGAAGATTTAAAGTGGTAAAATGTACGCTATTATATTTAGTAAAAAAGCGAAAAAAGACGCTTTAAAGATGTCTCACTCTGATCTAAAGGAAAAACTAGAAAAGTTGTTGCACTCTATACAAGATGATCCATTTAAAAGCCCACCTTCTTTTAAAAAGCTTAATGGAGAACTTGATGGATATTATTCAAGACGTATTAATAAACAACATAGGTTGGTTTACAAAGTAGACGAATTGAACAAAGCAATAATAATCCTGCGTATGTGGTCGCATTACGGAGATAACTAACTCATTCCTCGTTCTTATAATTATAGATAGTAACTATGGAAATCTTATGCATCTCGCATAATTCCCTTAAAGTGTACCTTTTAGATTCATACATACCCTTGATTAGTTGACGTTCCCTGTAGTTATGCTTATAACGCCTGCCACCATATTTTCCTCTCGCCCTTGCCGCTTCAAGTCCAGCCTTAGAGCGTTCTATACTCCTGTTATGTTCAAATTCCGCAAGCATACTGAATATGCTAAACATCATTTGTCCCATAGGGGTATCTGTCTCTATGTTTTCCTTCAAGCTACGGAAGCTTACGCTTTTTTCTTTTAAGCTTGCAAGCAGATTTATAAGCTCCTTTTGTGTACGTCCTAGCCTGTCTATTGACCATACTATTAAAGTGTCTCCCTCCTTTAAGAACTTAAAGCATTCCTCCAGTTGTACTCTGGCAGCCTTAGCTCCACTTATTACCTCCTGGTATATTGGCCTGCACCCCTCCTTTTCCAAAGCGTCAATTTGCATTTTGATATCCTGGCTTGGGGTGGAAACCCGCGCATACCCAACCTTCATATTTAGCCTTATAATAATTTATATAAGGGAACTATATAATATAACTTGTTTTTTGTAAAAGGTTATTGTAAGTTTCCAGATCAATTTTGATACAGGGCGGCAAGTTGTAATAACTTGAGTAGACGGCCATATAATATAAACACTACATATAGTAAGGGATACTAATGACAGATGGAACAAGATTAAAAAATATAGAGGAAAAGTTAGATAGGTTAGAAGACCTTATAATGGGATTAGCTGCAACACAAGCAACACTGAGAGAGACATACAAAAGTCATAGTGAGGGTAATGGTGGAAGTATTGGAACAAGTTATAGCTATATCATACCTGAAGGCTATAAGGTAGACCCTAGAGGAGGCGTAGTTAATGGAGGAATGTGGAATGAGTATAATAAGCCCTTTATGCCTCCTATAGTAACTAATGAGGAATACGAAAGGCTCATCAAGGAAAAGAATATAACCAAGGAGTAAAATGTTCAATAAAATAATGAAGGCTGCCAGTGTCCCATCGAAGTCAACGCAATATATTCAAGGTTGTTTTAATAGGCTAGAGGATAGATTGAATATAGATAAACTCGTTATAGCAGAAGAGTATGAACTACTTGGCGATAAGATAGAGATAATTAAAGAGCAGATTATAGGTTTGCAATACACTCAAGAAGAAATCCTATATTTATTACATAGGATTCCTACATTGCGATGGATTTTACAGCAGGAACAAGAAACAAAAAAACCACAGGACAATAAGAACTTTGAGGCTAAGTTAAACGAGAGTATGCGTATAGATAGGCTTCCCCTTTCTTCACGTTCCATGAATTGTTTAAATAATGAGGGTATAAAAACCGTCCGTGAATTAATAACAAAAACGGACGAGGAATTGTTAAAAAGCGTTAACTTCGGGCGTAAAAGCCTAAACGAGATCAAAGAAGCACTAAAAGAGCTTGGGTTAACCCTTGGAATGAAGCTATAATTACTTCTTCTTCGCCATCTTAACCTTTTTCAATGCAGGATTTTCCTTTTTGGCCTTTGCGGATGACTTACGTGCTGCGGAAGCTAATATTGCTCCAGCACTTTCCTTTGAGACACCTTCTTTTTTCATTATCCTTTTTTGTTCTTCCTTAAATCCAGGATGCTTTTTCTGTTTCATTTTCTAACCATGCATATACTATAAATAGTATATTAATCAATAGGTTAAGATATGGAAAGCAAATTAAGTGTAATGATGTTGAGTTTATTGCTAACATCTTGTGGCACTAGCGCATATACGGCTGAGACTTCATACTATGGCAAGATTAATCTAGGATGGGCATACGTGAAGGATAATAAAATAATAATATCCAATGACTATGGAAGTGCAACATTAAAAGCCAATGGTAGCGGAAACTTTACTACAGGTGCATTGGGCATTGGGCATAGTTATGGCAATGACTTTAGGACTGACCTGGAGCTATATGTAGATGATGGTGTTAAGGGACGAAAACCATTCAATAAAACCTTGATTAATTTTAAGGTAAAAACATATGCTTCTTTCTTTAATGCATATTATGATTTTAGAAATACTACGAACTTTACCCCTTTTATAATGGGTGGAGTTGGCTATGCCTTCAATAAAGTTGAGATTAGTTCTTGCAGTAAAATCTATAAAAAGAATAGCAATGATGTTGCCTGGCAGCTTGGAATAGGCACGAGCTATGAAGTTAATCCTAACTTAGCCTTAGAGGCAAGTTACCGTTATATCAACAAGGGCATAAGGGATAGCACCTTATCCGAGTCAGGCAGCGCAACTATAAATACCTATAAATCAGCAGGGCATATACATGCGTTATTGATTGGGACAAAGATAACTTTCTAGAAGCAAGGGCTGTTAAAATCGTTTGAATCATGTGGCTGTATAAGTACCCTGTCTACGTAAACTATTTTCTCAACTTCAACCGGGACTTCTATAAACTTGTCTACATAAATAGTCTTCTCTACCTCATAAGGTGTAGGTACAGGGATATTTATAATTTTATCCATATAAATAAGTTTTTCTACTTCATAAGGAATAGAGATATTGAGAACCTTTTCTATGTAAAAGGGTTTTTCTATCTCAACAATTTTATCTACATAAATAACCTTCTCCACTTCATAAGGAACAGGGATTACTTGTACTTCAGTCTCAAGTTTAGCAAATAAATTAGATATATGGGTAAATGTAATTGCAGATAGTGCGCCTAAAGCTGCGGTTGCTATCGGTAAAAGGCCGGTAGCTCCTTTTTTGGTATAGTTCATCGTTTCGCCTCCCATATAACCGCCCATAAGAATGTATACTTATATATGAGTTTGCGCCTCTTATATTACTTTAGCAAGGCTGAAAGATTATTTCTGTACACAGACATATTGGCAGCCACACCAAGTTCCATGAAAGGCAGTTTTAGCCTCTATACCTGCTTGTTCGCAACTTTGCGGGGTTGGGAATTCTATATTCGTTACTGCTCTACCATCGCTATTGCCACACAGTAATATTAAAATGAATATAGGGGTTGTCATAACTATTAACTTACCCCGAAGATCTTTAAGCCCGAAAGTATAGCTATGATCGCCAAGGAGTTGCCAATTATCCAATAGATAAGTTTATTCTCAAGTGCTAATAAACGATTGTCCATATTGGTATCAAAATAATCTTTAGTTATTAAATGGCTTATATCAAGCTGCATGCCTTCACGGACAACATTAATAATTGCTTCTGCTTGTTCCTTCTTAACCCCTTCTTTAATAAGGGATTCAATCATTGCATGTGTATCAAATGTAACTGTTGTCATTTTAAGATCCTCATATTCGCCACGAATTATAGCCTATAATGAGGGTTTTGTCAATTGGAAGGGATTTATAATTGATATACTATTATATTAAAACCACTTTCTATAGGGTTGCCGCTTGGATCAAACATTTGCATAACTACACCAAATCCACCATCATTATATGCTTGAAAAGCTATCCTTTGATTAGATTGGTTTATAGTAGCCACAGGCATAGCATGTGTATCGTTTGCCAGGTGTACAGTAAATTCAAGTTCTATATTGCCAACACCATTTTTAATTAATGATGCAAATCCAGAACTTTGTATTATCGTATATGTCCCTCCACTTTGGGTGATCCTGGCCATGGCATAAGGTGCGCCACCCCCACCACCTGCAGCCTGGAAAGTTGGCAATGCTCCTGCACCATTGCTGGTAAGTACTTGCCCTGACGTACCGACTGATGCCACAGATTGCAACGCCGCGGTTGAAGTAGTGCCGCCACAAAGGACTGCATAAGCTGTAGCGGAAGTTAAACCAGTACCACCATAAGGTACGGTTATATCAGTTCCATTCCATATACCTGTCGCTATTGTGCCTACCGAAGCTAAACTTGATAAAGTCGTTACAGCTGTATTGACCAGAGTTCCGGTTGTAGGCAATGTAATACTAGTAGAGCCTGTAGTCGTGAATGTAAGTGGATTCGCCCCGCTTGTAACTAAGTTTCCTCCAAGAGTAATTGTGCTGCCTGTATTCGCTACACCTGTCCCACCATACTGTCCTGTAATTATTGTGCCATTCCATGTCCCACTAGATATAGTTCCAAGAGTTGTAATGGAGCTTGCTCCTGTCCATGTGCCACTAGCTATGCTATTGAGGGTAGTTGCAGCCGTAAGCTGTGTCCTTGACCCTCCGCTATCATCAGTAGCTATTAAAGCCGAACCTACGACATTTAAAAGGCTACGTTGAGTTAGTGAACTACCTGCTTCTTGTATAGTTGTATAGGCCTGCGATATACCTGAAGAACCGGCGGAAAGTATTTGTGCCATTTTATGTACCCTGAAGGGTTAAATTTAAACTTGTGGTCATGCCCGCATTGGAAAGGACACCCCTGATTTGTTGGTTTAATACGACATCGCCAATAGTTACTTGTGAGTTTGATGTAGAGAATGTAAACGGATTTAATGCAGAGTCTGGTACTGGTATCCATGTGGAATTATCAGGGGCTAATGTTTGTAAAGCCAGAGTTGCCCCTCCCCACGTCCCAAAGGCCGTTACGCATGCTTTTTGATTTGGGAATGAAAAAATATATGCAGTCCCATTGGCATTGGCTGTTTGTGCAGTGAATAGCCAAATTGGCGCAGTATGCTCTACTGTTGACTCTGTCATGCTGTTCCTTTGGATTAATCAATTTCCCGATCTTGTTCCATGCGAGCCATTTTCTTTTGACCCATGCGTGAGGATTTGTCATACATAGACTTGCCCATGGATTCAACACCACCTACATGGATACCACCCACAACACAATCTTTGAAATTGTAATGTTCCTTTTGGGCTGGGGAATAGTCAAAATCATCCTTGATCTTGGCCTTCATACTGCCAGAAAAGTTTTTTGATTTATCGTAGGACATTTAATTAACCTATTGAATTACTTATCTTTTGAGGCTAGCACTTCTTTTATTTCACGTAAAGACTTTTGAAGGTCTGGCATCATCATCATGAAACCTTTAATTGAGTTAAGGGCTGCTTGCATGTCGCTTGTTTGTAGGCTGCTTTTATCCTGTATTGTTGCAACTTCCTTAGTAAGGGTTTCAACTTTCTTTGCCATGTCCTGTATGCTTATTTGTGGTTCAAGAGGCTGTATTGGAGGCTTAGGCACTGTAATATGAGGGACAAAATAGCCTTTTTTCTCATCAAACTTTAAAGGCTTTGCATCTTTTATAGTTGCCACATCCACGGCATCGTCAATCTCGCCCTTTGTCTTTAGCGCAGCAATGAAATCTGCATCGGCCTCAATAATATTTATAAGCTTTTTATTTATATATATATGATAGGTCGCCATAACTATGACCTCTTAATAAATTCTGTAACTACACAATATCCGGCTGTACCAAGTCCACCTACAAATCCACTAGCATTAGCTACCTGGCTAGCACCTTGACCACCCGAACCAAAACCTGATGCTGAGGCACCATTTCCATTAATTCCTCCATCGGCACCCGATCCATACATGGAGTTAGCTCCTGCTCCTGGTATTATTATGGTTCCACCAAAAGAAGCTATACCCGCTCCACTAAGATAGCCTGGTATATTTATATTACCACCACTTGCAGTTCCTCCAGAAACTCCATTAACAGCATTAAAGCCATTAGTTCCAGTCGATCCATTACCCCCTGTCCCTCCATTTGCAGTTAGGATAGCTCCAAAAGTAGAATTACCGCCACTTGTGCCGTTACCTCCACTACTACTGCCACTTGTTCCTGCTGCTCCCAGAGTAACAGTTTGTGAAGCCCCTATTGTTGCTGCAATTGTGGTTAACCTACAATATCCTGCACCTGCACCACCACTAGCGGCTGCAGCAAAAAGAACATTGCCAGCTACACCACCACCTCCTCCACCGCCTCCTAAAAGCTCAATTGTACAATAGGTCATGCCAGAAGTTGGTGTATATGTACCTGATGAAGTGAAAACCTGGACAACTACTTGATACAAACAAACATCAACTCCAAGGTTTGTCCTGGAAGTTGCTGCACTAGAAACATCGCTTAAGTTATTCGTATTAGCAAGTAATGTGCCAGATGTCGGTAAAGTAACACTAGTGGTATTACTTAATGTCAATGTTGCGGCAAATGCACCACTAGTAGTTAGGTTGCCTCCAAGTGTAATCGTCTTACCTGTATTAGCTACGCCAGTACCACCTAAAGCACCTGTTACAACAGTAAAGCCGGAAGCTAAAGAACCGGAAGCCAATGCTCCTGTGCTTGTAATATTGCTTTGTACAGCAGAAGGGAGGGTTGAGCTTATGGATGGTACACCACCAGAGGAAGTTATCAATGTGCCGCTATTGCCAGTAGTAACTCCCGCAATGGTATTAGCCCCAGATGAATATAGTAACTGGTTGATTGTGGTGGTGGCTGGATAGGTGGCCGTAGACCATGCTGGGGCGGCAGTGCTACCAGAAAGCAATACTTGGTTTGCAGTTGCAGTACCTGCTAAAATTGCACCTGCCGAACCGCTGGAATAGAATATACCACCATTACTTGCAGTCAGGTTAGCATTAGTGCCACCATTAGCTAAACTTATTGGGAAAGATGGTAGCTGGGAAGTAGTGGCTAATGTTCCTGAGGTCGGGAAGGTAACTGCTGTAGTATTAGTCATTGTGAAAGTAGAACCAAAAGCACCTGAAGTTATAAGGCTTCCACCTAAAGTTAGTGTATTACTTCCATTATTTACCCCAGTTCCGCCATAGGTACTACCTATTAATGTTCCGTTCCATCCCCCTGTTGTAATCGTACCAATTGAGACAAGGCTTGAAAGCGTAATAACCGCTGTATTGACCAATGTCCCTGAAGTAGGCAACGTAACACTGGTAGAACCTGTAGTTGTAAAGGTAAGCGGATTAGCTCCACTGGTAGTTAAAGCTCCGGCAGTTAGTATATTCCCACCAAGGGTAATAGTCAGGCCAGTATTCGCTACTCCAGTTCCCCCGTACGTTCCTACTAAAGGAGTAGTCAGGGCTATTACATTGCCCGTTTTGGTAATAGGGGCAGTAACACTAATATTCGCAGCACTGTTAAAGGCACTGAATATAATTGCCGTTGTCCCGATTGTGAATGGCCCTGATCCCGTTTCCACATATAGGTTAGTTGCATTTACCGTACCCTCGGATATCACCGTATAAGAACCTTCAACGACACCATTAGAAGCCGCAGTGTTATAATCAGTCGCACGGGTCATCACCCAATTAGTGGAGTTACTGCCGATATTGGTTACTGTGTATATCCCATTTTGGAAAGTACTGACCTGGTCTTTTACCAATACACGGTCAGCCACTGCCATTGTAACGCCATCTAAAACTAAAGCCGCTTGTGAGCCTGCATTAGTCAGGGTTGCACCAACACCAGCAGTGCCATTACTATAAGTAACTGTCAATGCGGCTGTAGTGCCTGCACGGCAGGAAGTCCGAGGGGACAGGCCAGCAGAAAGGGAGTCTACATATTCCTTTGTGGCCGCTTGCAAGCCCGTTATAGGGTCTCCACTTAGGATTAATGGTCCTGTCATGGTACTTCCAGCCAGATGTACCATAGCAGGCAAAGTTACATTAGTGCGGAAATTAGAAGGGTCGTCGGCAACAGTAAAATCAACGCCCACAAAATTTAGGATTCTCTCTTGTGCTACCGAAGTACCATTGCCTTGTATAGTGATATAAGCACTTGTAGCATCTAATAAGCTTGCAAATTGCGCCACTAATATATCTCCAGGGATACATTGAGCGTAGTACTCCCACCTGAACCACTTTGTACAGCCCTGACCTGTTCATTTTGGACAAGGTATTCTAAAGTCCCTTGTCCATTATTGGAGGCAAAAGTCATTGTAACGCCACTATTAGAATATGGCACATCTATCCAAACGGGAGGGCTACTTTGTGGGGCTAATGTCTGGAGCTTGATTGAAGCCCCGTTAAAAGTACCCCATACTTTCACTATTGCCGTCTTGTTTGGATAGTTAACTATAACAGGTGTACTATTGCCATCTGTTGTTTGATTGGTGAAAAGGAAGTAGGTATTTGATTGGGTAGCGGCCATATCATTCCCCTACAGGCTCAACCTGATTTAAATTTTTAACTTCAATATCAAGGCGTTCCTTAAGGGAAAGTGAACCGTTAATTTCCTGCATATTGTGCATGATTTCAACGTAAGGCAGTACATTCTTATAGGGGGAGTTATAAAACACCTCCAATAACTTTTTAGCATCCTCATAATTAATGGAAAAACTAAGCATCATTACCTCGGATTATGGGATTACAAAGAAATCTATAATAACAGTGCCATTCAATGCTGTGGCCGCCGTATTATTGTAGATTGTAATCACCGCACTTCCTGAACCCGGCACTGCTGTCATATTAAGATTAGTGGTTGTGTTACTGCCACCGTTGTAAGAGACAAGCAATACTGAAGTAGCGGAGATATAAGTATTAGTAAGAGTAACTACATAAGTTGCCCCCCCTGCTGTTGTTAAAGAGGAAGTAGTAATAACTCCTGCAAGCTTGCTGATGGTAACGGCATTAGAAGCTTCTGTGCCAGTTCCCTTATTTTGCATTAAAAAGGATGCAGCAGCAGCGGCATCAGGGATTGTGTAGGTATGTGCACCACCTTGTACGGCATTGGTTATTGTCATTACAGTGTTGCCTGTATTATCCACAGGGGCAAAGTTCCAGCTACCTTTAGATGCAGTAGTGGAGAAAAGACTTAGACTTCCAACAGTACCACTAGCACCAACATTTAAGGTGTTTGCTTGAGTTGTGCCGCTAAAGGTCTTATTTCCAAGGATAGTCTGGTTGCCATGGTCTAATACAAAAGCAGCAGTCGCATTGCCTGGGTCTGGTACACTTACTACACTGGCTTGACCCATAGCCGCATTGGTGATTGTGGTTTCTGTATTACCTGTGTTAGCAGTAGCTACAAATTTTAAATCACCTTTAGAAGCTGTAGAAGGGAATATCTTTAAAGTCCCTGCTGTGCCTGAAGAACCTAAGTTTAAATTAGGCGTATCCGCACCACCCGCAAACAGATTGGAAACCGTTATTTCCCGTGGCTCATATTGACCCGAAACGGAACTAAATTGATTAATAAGTAATAAATCCGAAGAACCCGCAGATGTAACAACTGTACCTTCCGCTCTGATTAACGCTGCACGGGACATTTATATAGCTCCAAAATAATGAATCTTATATTAAGATGCTATATAGGTTTTATTTATAAATCAATAGGTTAAGAGGTATTTCTGCCATAAAGTTATTTGTTTTTTCTTTGTTCGTCTTCTGCAATAATTCTTTCTAGCTCTTCATCAGGTAAACTCTCGAAACTTTGAGATTTTTCCATGCCGTTTAGATATTTTTCAATATCAGTAGCTACCTCAGGACTACTTTTGGCTATCAACCCTAACTTTCCAATATGTTCAGCTTGTTGTTTAGCGTCAGTAAGTTTTGCCGCCCTAGCCAGCCAATTTATAAACTTTGGGTTAGTCATTAATTTTGCCGATCCAATGCCTAAAAGTAATAAAGACCCTGTTTGGATTGGATTAGTTAATGCTCCACCTATAGCCCCTAACTTTAATCCTTGGTTGAACGTTCCTGATGGGTTGCCAGATGCTTTAGTACCTTTCATGTTGTCTATGGCATCTATTGTAGCCCTAAATTGCTTACGGGTATGTGGTGAGAAAGAAGCTAAAGTTACCTCTTGGGATTTAGGTTCAAGCTTTTTAAAGTTAGTTGCAAGATATGACGGATTAAATTCATTTTGTGGACTCATGCCAAGTTCACGCACTAAAGATTGGCTTAGTATTTGCTTTTGATCAGGCTTTAAGGTTTTTAAAACGGTATCAGCCTTTTTAGCATCAATACGTAAGTCATTCACAATACTTTTAAAAGTCTCTGTGGCAGTTTTATCTTTTATTAGGTCATTAATTACATCTTCATTCTTGCGGGCGAATTGTGTATAGAATTTATTATGCCTTTCAAAAGCCTTAAACGCTTGCTCACCTTTTTGCTTAAAGTTATTCCCTATATCGCCTTGTATTTGTGTACGTAAGTTCTTTAATGCCCCTTGTTCCTTATTAAAACCCATAAGACCGAAATTGTTTATTTGGTCATCTATTTGTTGCCGGAAATAAACTAAATCTTCGTATGGTACTTTCCCTTCATTTCTTGCCGCAATATTAGAAAGTTTACCGTATTCTTTACCTACTGCTGAACTAGCAAATTGCTGTTTAGCTTCTGGTGTGCTGAATTGTGGTTTTTTATTAATGGCTTCTAATGTCTTGCCAATGGCAATACCTTCGGAAGGAGTAATATATGAAGACATTTTTTGTTGCAACTTACCAGCAAGTTCATTTCCCCTTTTTTGATAACTCCTTAATCCTCTTTGTGCTAATTCCCCTCCTTCTATCTGGGTAAGTCCTTCCCCGTATTTCGCTATTTTATCTATAGTGGCCTTTATACTATTAGATATGATGCCACTAGCCCCAGGGGTCTCAGCAAGGATATTTTGCGCTCCCCTAATAAACCTTGAATCTGTAACATCCGCTAAAGTTGGGTTTAATTCTGCCTGTTGGAATGCCTTTACTTTCTCAGGGTTAACACTTAAAGGATTAATAAAGCTTTTGGCAGTTCCTTTTGCTATACCTGGAGCTAATCCTCCAGCGATAGAAGCAAGAAAAGGTGCTAATACACTATCTGGGGCTAATTCTTTTCCAACTTCTAAAGCCGCCCCCGCTCCGGCCAAGGCTTGATACTCTTTTGCTGTTTGGGGAGCGAGATATTTTTTTGCAAGTTGGCTAGCACTGGTAGCACCAGCTTTAGCAATTCCACCGCCTCCTGATATAAATTCTGCTGCTGTGCCTAAAGCCTTCTCCCCTAATGTTTGTGGGGTAAACTGGTTGTCAGTTAAGTAATCAAACCCTTTTCCTAAACCCTGTGAGACGGATGGTAAAGGCTCTTTTCCTCCTGCCATTAAAGCAATATTACTTGGTAAAGCTAATAAGTCAGGTATCGTACCAATGCCTTGTAACGCCCCCCTTGCCCCGATTCCTAAATAATCACTAAAACCCCTAGAAGTTTTTTTATCTTGGTTATCTTCTGCAATTATGCGTTCTAATTCAGTATCGGAAAGATGATCAAAATTATCCTTCATTGTTACCTCCCCATTTGCCTGCGTCTTGCTAATATTTCCCTAGCTTGGTCAGCAGTTGGCCTATCATTAGGTATGGGTGTATAATTATTATCTTCTTGTTGCTTAGGTAGTCCCATAGTGTCATCGCTTCTATAGTCAATAACTACATTCTCGGGATTTACTTTATTTCTTGAAGACAACCCCTCATAATTTTTTATTAACTTCTGTTGATTCTTATACTGCGTATTATAAAGCTTACCTGAACGGCTTACATAATCAGCCCGTATTTTAGGGGTTAATTTTTCTCCAGTTATTGCTTTATTATATTGCTTCCTTATTGCTTCAGGTATAGAGGCGGCATTTTCAGCAGTCGCATACTCCGATTCCCTTACTACTGATTTAGGGTCAAGCATCTTCATAAAGTTGAATATAAGTGCTATGTCCCCAGCAGGGCTAGGGTCTTGGGCGGATGACAAAATACGAGGATAAGCATCGTTTATAATCTTAAAATCATTAGATTGTTTAATATACTCATCACGTAAGGCGTTCTCTTTATTAAAGACTTCTTTTGTATCCGCTCCTGTCCCATTCATTAACTCTATGGCTTCTTTTATCTTGCCTGTTTTAGCTAATAGAAGGGCTTGTTGTCTTATTTCTGGTGATACAGGTTGCGAACCTTCTTGCTCACCTTGTCCACCAAATTGAGAGTTAATTAATTGTTGCACCTCTGCGGATTCCCGCCTTTTTGATTCAGCATTCCCTCTTTGCAGCATAGAGTTACGTTGGTCTTCCTTTAGTTTGAGAAAGCTTATTATTTCGTTTGGTTCTAATGCGCCACTAAAAAGCTGCTCATTAAATGCTTTAGGGTCTTGGCCATTACCTTGCATTAACCCACCCAAGCCTTGTAATGTTTGCATTCTTTGTTGTTGCTGCTGCTGTTGTTGTGCCGCTTGTTGTTGTTGTTGCTGCTGTACCTGCTGTTGATATGCTATTTGCGCGGCTACAGGTAGTGCATCTCCTAAGCTTTTATTGCCAGTGGCAGCTATCAATCCAGCTAAGCTTAATGCATTAGGATTACTACCAAAGGCATTTGTTTGGCCTTGTGCATTGGGAGCGAATAATTGTGCGAATATATCTCTCATCCAAATATCCCTCCAAATTGATTACCAAATAAACCTAAACCCAGATTCCCCGCTTTAGTTAAATTACTTGGTTGCCATGGCATAGTACCCATACTATTGCCAGAGCTTGAATTAGGGATACCTTGAAGTAATTGCATCAAGGCCTGAGCCTGACCATATAATGGATTAGATTGAGCTAGACCCTGGCCACTAGCGGCTTGTAATCCTGCTTGGTTATGTTGTTGGATTTGTCCACCTGCACCTAACATATCAGCCAATGATTGTTGACGTAATCCAAGTGCTTTTTCATTAAACCCAGCTTCTAAATCCCCAATTGCCCTAGCTCTCGCCTCTTCCAATTGTGGCAACTGACCGCCATACATAGGATCACGTGCCAGTGAACCAACACGTGCCTCACGTCCTTTTATGCCCGAGAATAAAGTGGATGCATTCCTGTTTATGCCTTCCAATGCCCTGTCTCTAGCTCCCTGAAAAGGCTGTAAGTATTGAGCAAGACCTCCCTGGCTATAATCAGGATTAGCAAATGCCCCAAGGGCATTTTGTTGGACCTGATTAAATGGCTCTTGTACACCAATCGGCCTTACGCCTTGGTTAGGCTGTGTTTGTTGTAGGTTATAAAGCTCTTGCGAACCAAATATATCATTAGGTTTGCCAGCAAATCCCATTCTATTTTGGGCATATGGGTTATTAGCTAGTCTACTAAGTTTATTGAAATATTGCCTATAAACTGCCTGTGCCTCTGGTGGCAATGCATTATAACCTTGAGATGAGGAGCTTTGTGCCGGAGCATCAGAACCTTTCTGCTTGCCTCCAAATATAGAAGCTCCTAAACTTGCTGCCGCCGCTGCTGCTGCCCAAGGAAATACCATAAAATTACCCTAAAACGTTGAAATACTTACTCTTTTCCACTGTAAAGTACCTGCATTATTTAGCAAGATATACTCATATGTAGTTGTAATTACACGGTCATAAAGCTTATCAATGCCAGCGGCTATATCAGTGGAACTTGTTGGTGCAGCCCTATCAGTCCTTAAACGGCCTTGCAGGAAGAAATTTTGTAGTATCTTATTCAAGTCCCGCACCTGGTTCTCAAGGTCAACAAGGCGTTGCTCAAATTGATCTGGCCTATTGAATGTATTTTGCTTCATTATCGTACCGTATACGGCTTGCCCATTTCATAGCTCTTTTCAATACGGAAGCCAGTTGTATTAGAAAAGTTATAGATATATTGCCTTTGCCGTCCTGATATGCGTACATCTATTTTCCGTGATGTTGTCGTTACATCATATGGTCCGAATATCCGTGGAGTAACCTGGCCGTCATAATCTTTGGTATTGATGGTTAGAGTATATAAATCCTGTGCGGCTTCTACCGTACCGATTGGAAGGAGGTAATTGCTTGGGATTATAGCGGATATATTTTGTACGTAATCGCCTGCATCCATAAGAGCATAGTTGGTAGTTAGGCTTCCTGTCATGGTACTATTATTATCCGCGTACCCAGTCTCATGTTGGTATAAGACACTTGCAGGGCTTCCGGTGCATGAGCCGTTTGCCAGATATTGCTCACGTGTCGGGTTAGTTGGTGTTTCTGCCGCCGTCCTGCTAAGCTGGCCATTGGTAAAATGACCCTCCTGATAGTTCCATATGATATAATTATTGCACTCGGTATTAGTTCCGCTTGGGAAGAACCACCACACTTCGTTAAATTCCATCACCTTCCTGGCAAAACAAATCCCTGAGTACGTCCAGTTGATATTATCAAACATCCAATGTAATAGAGTATTATTTGGGATTTGGGAGATGACAGAGCCATTATAAATATAAAGGTCGTTTGAACCTTGCCATACTACGGTATCAGGTAATCCCATAACAGCATTTTGCCCAATCAGGCCGTCTGCCTCTGTCAGTAACCTGACTACCCATATATCAGGCTTATCCACAAAGAACATTGTATATACGGCATTGCCCGTAAATAGCATATACTGACCCTTGACATAGGAATGGGCTATCAATGTTGCTGCCCCTTGTATGGTACGATCAAAAACAAGTGAAGTACCGCTTACCGTCCAGTTCGTTATATCACTGCTATCGCTGGTAAGTATGCGTCCTGTAGTACCACCAGCACCCAAGGTTACAATTACATTCTCAGCCTGTGCAACAAACAGGTAATCAACTGCCGCTGGTGCATTTGTAATAAGCACAGGGGCGGTATTAATATTACCCATCCATTGATATACCCCTCCCTGATTGCCAGGGGTCATCACAACGCTATCGCCATATCTATCTATTGACCATATTTGTGGGGGGAAGAATCCCTCAGAAAAAGGCTTGCCCGTGCCATATGTACCTGCACCAAATTTACCACCGCCATAGCCGGAAATAGGGGCAAATGAGCATGTGCCAGCCGCTATCTGTCCTTGTACCGTTGTGTCTGCGCCACCACCGTTAGATACACTACTAGTAGCAAAATCCGTTGACTGGGTAAGATAATAATCATAAGCATTTGTGGTAACATTCCTGATTACTGCCTCAACATTTAAGTCTCCTATCGTAAATCCACCAAAGGCTGTGGCGGCCAATATCTTTATCCTATCCCCATTGGCGAATCCGTGTGCTAATTGGGAAACTGATATGACCTGTGTAGCTACAACAACTGAGTTCCCACCAGCGGTTACAGAGCTACTGGCCACTACATTATTTTTTGCATTTATAAGTATAGCCGATGGCAACACTGTGTTAATGGCGAATAGCCCAGTAAGATTGGCATTGGTAATGCCGCCAGGGTTACCCGTAACGCCACTTAGTGTAATGATATCTCCCTGCTTAAATGTACCTATAGAAAAAGGTGTTATAGGTATGGTAACGACATTGCTACCTGTGCTTGTGATAATAGGATTATTAGCCAATGTGCCAAAATTAGTTGAAAGACTATTGGCTATAGCAGTAGTGCTTGTTACAAGGGGAGTGATATTATAATAAGCTCCATTCTCAAAGGAATAAAGACGTGTATGCGTGCCAATTAGTACATGTTCAAGGCCATTGTTATCTATGTAGCTATAGATTGTTCGGGAGACCCCACTTAATGTTTGGGTATTGGTTGAGATGACCTGTACCCAGCCACCTATTTTCTCAGGTAATCCCTGATAAAATCTTATCTTATCTGCATCAGTATATATAAATGACGTAAGGGTATTATCCTCTTTATTGACTCCAGGAGGTATATTTATAATGCTTCTGTTGCCTAGCATGCATTACATCCCTGCATAGATAAAGTAATTACCTACGAATAAAGTTGGCTGCATAGTATTGTGTGCGCCATCACCGCCAGTATTGCCAGTATTAATGGGGGTTATTGTACCAAATATGCCTCCACCTGCGACGCCACCACCATTTTGTAATACACCTGCACTAACAAGATGATTATGCGATGGCATTTCAGCAGTTATAAGTGTATGGGTTTCTTCACCTACAAATTCTCCTATAGTCCTTGTGCTTGCTCCTGCGTAAGTTCCAGTGCCTATTGCACCAGCAACCTGCCCTCTTAAGTCTGGGGCTGAAAAACTACCGCCACTTCCACCAAAGGAGTACCCAATAATAGCAAATAGCCCTGAGTAAATAGTAGTATCCAATGACTGCCCGTTACATAATATCCATAGCCCATGGTTTGCGGCTTGTGTCGAGAACTTCATATCACCTATATATGGCGATACCCCACTGGCGGTAAAGAGATGTGCAGAAGTACTTAAAAGCCCAGTGCTTACCCATTGGCTACCATCATATATGTTAAGTACATATGGGTTAGAAGTAGTATTAAGCCACATTGAGCCAGCACTGAATATAGAAGGTGCAGTAGTCCCTATATTATTATTTTGTATCCCAAACACTATAGTATCCTGGGAATTTACAGTAGCATTTTGGCTATTTCCCCATGTATTGGTGTCGCCGCCTACATTGCCTACATACCAACCATAATGTGCTGTTGTCATATTAAATACTCAAAAGATTATACACTGACCGCTTGTTATTCTTACGGCTTAGATTGTCGCTATAGTCCTGGAAGATTGGCACATAGCTATTAGCTATTTCAGGGCTTTCCAGGGTATCCCTATAAAACACTTCCAATGCCTTATTACGTACTGCGTCAATAGTCTGGTCATTGAACCACACAGAGGTATCTGAAGGGACAGCGGGATAAATTGCGTCTTTGTAGTTATAGTTAATGGTAAAATCTATATTTGTATTAGTGAAGGGATAGACATAGAATTGGTCGCCATAGATGGCATATTTCAATGGATATCCAGTCTGTGCGGTATTTGTGATAAGGGAGTTAAGCTCGTCATAAGGTATGCTTACGAAACCTTGCCGTGTCCCATAAAGACAATTTCCTATGGCATACTTTGCATCAAGCAGCCTGTTAAAGTCAGCAGGAAGGTTGACTGCATTGCTTACGGCGGTTGAAGTCGCCACTATAGTAATGATGGCGGTCTTGCTAAACACCCAGGGATGCTTTTGCTCCATGTATTTAATGGCGGTTATAATAGCATTTGTTACACCGTAATTGAATTCCTGTCCGCTTTTATTAGTCTCGTACAGGATTTGCGTAGACAAATCACCTAAAGTTACCGCCATCATTTACCTTGTCTTATTGTTCACCAGAGCAATAAAAGCTAACCCGTAGGCGTATGACACCTGCTGTTTGTGCCGTTGCCACAGTACCACCAACTGTTACTTTAAGAACAGGAGTGGTATTGCTTCCATATAGATAGCCAGAACCAGAACTAACTACACCCGCAGTCAACCCTTGTGCCTGGTTGATAAATAGATGTAATTGTGCATTGGAAGTAGCTGACCCAGCATTGGCGGCATTGATGAACCTGGTTGCAGAACCAGAATCACCTACACTAATCGTTGCAGTTGGAGAAGCATTTGTATCCAATGGTGTAAATATCAAAGCTGTATCTACGATACGTATACCATTTGTAGGTAATGCACCTGAAGGGGTACTATAATTATCCCCAGTTACCACAGTAGCCGCGACAGTATATTCAAAATCAATTGAGTATAATTCGCCTGCTTCGTATTTTGCAGGGTAGGAACTATATGGAAGTATTTGGGCGAAAGTATATGCGGTTGCCATGATATATCTCCTATATTGCACTATATGTTGAAATAACAATCGAACCATTGTCATTGACCGTAGAAGCACCTACATCAGTGAACTGGAGCTTTTGGATTCCGAATATTCCAACCATTGCAAAGCGTTGTTGCTGTGCAATATCGTAGTAGTCAGAATTAATACGGAAACCTGCAACTTCAGCGCGTCCATCAGAATAACCTTTTCCAAATGCCACTGCACCTGCATCACGGCCACAGAATATGGCACGGCGGCAATTAGCTACAGCAACAGAAGTACTGGAATTAACACCTAATGGAAGTTTATCACTGTTAAACACCCGTGTTTGCGAGAAGATAAAACTGCGTTGCAATTCACCTTCGCCCCGTCCGGAAGTTATCAATGATTGTTGTATATCCCTGTATTGATAAGGGCTGGAAGTGTCATTTAGAAGGTCCATATACTGCTGTGTGTGTACATAGCAATGATATTTCACTTCAGAGGTTTCACTTAAAGGCCGGATATAAGGTTGTGCTGTTTGGGCGTATGTTTCAGCATTAAGTATATAAGTAAGTTTCATTGTTGCGGTAGTATCAGCAGCAACAAGTTCATCAGTCGCTAAGGCATTAGCCCGTATGATACGTGTAACCCCGGAAGTTGTTGAAGGTGCGACAGCGGCATTTAGCCCTGTGATCTTCAG